TTGATAAACTTGTGACAAATACCCTTCGATTATAATCTTTGCCGTCTTTATCCTTGGCATGCATAATTGTTAATGTAAGAATCTCATCAACTATACCCGCAAGGCTATTCTTTGTTTGGTTGCCATCCATCTGTGGTACGTACACCGTCTCACCCGAATCATTGGTTGTTTTATCTAATATACCAATAAACCAGATATTCATATTTTTGGCATGCTGTAATTGCCTAAACCAAGGAATCATCTCGTCAGCAATCATGCCATATATTTTGCGACTATCGAGCTTTCCTTCTTTGTTATAAGCTCCGGGCTGGCGTTCACACCACATTTTACAAAGTTTGGATGCAACGGTGATTGAATCAATAAATAAATATTTATATTTTGATAAATCATATTTGCCCTCATAACGCTTTTTTGCAGCCTCAACATGAGCCGCGCTATATGGCACTGAAATATCGTTTATCGGCAAGCCCGGATTAATACCGCCGATATACGATGCTATAGCCCTTGCATCTTGCCATGTACGTATTTCCAAAGCATCAATGGCTAAACCATCAACCGCCTTTAATCCGCATTCCAAGTCAAGCACAAGCGTTTCTTCTGGTGGTAATGTAAGAAGCAAACTAGTTTTACCAACCTTTGCCGCTCCCCATATCACGCCTTTTGTAACTGATTTGACTTTTGTTTCCATTCTTTCGCCTCCCCAAAGTGTTGACAATTCTGGTCTTGATTTTTCAATTTCTCTTTTTCCCATAATTCACTCATGTAATGGTCGTAATATTGTTGATCTGGCATGATTATTCCTAGGATAAATTTCTATTATTAGTTTGTTCGGCAATTTTTAAAGTTTCTCTAATAACAATAAGAGCATCTTGAACAAATGTAGCTGTAATTTTTCTTTGTTCTTTTGTTATGCCTTTTGCATTCGATACATCACCAAAACTGTGAAGCAAACTATCTATTAAACAACCATAAACAGCCAATATATTTCCTTGATGATTAAAATTTTTATATGTTTGTGCAATTTCTTCATTAAGATTATCAATGATTTTATTCATAAAATCATCGAATTCATCTTTATGTTCGTGATTCATATTTAGTCTTAATCTATCAAGTTTTTCTTGTAATTTTTTATAACTCATTCTTAAACCTCCTTTGTTAACTATAAATAGCAATTTACCATATAATATATAATAGTAAAGGATTATTTTTATTATTATTCACTTATTTCCGGCATGAAAAAGGCTTTTTCGTTGCGTTGGATTATTGGAGCCAGTTCTTTATCACCCCAATATTTATTAAAATCTACTAAACTAATAAATCCATCCATTGATGCTTCGTGATGGATTCTATCGCGGCCAGCAATATATTCAGTTTTATGTGCTGAATATTCAATTAAATCACCAACTTGCGGCTTAAGCATTTCATAACAATCTGGATGAATGTAATATGGTATTTTATATCGAGATTGACGTTTATCCCATTTACGATTTTTTGCAATTTTAATAACTATATCATAATCAACTGGACTATCATGATGATGTATACTTTGTGCCATTCCTGCTATAATTTCTTTAGTAAACATAACATTAAAATTTATTGCCATCCAAGCCGCAATCAAAGCATCATTATAATAATATTTAGGCATTTTAATCATCCTTATTTCAATGGCAATTCAACCACCAACATTATCAAAGCACCTACTCCAATTAACATTATTATTGTTTCAATGATTATTTTTTTAATGTTTAATTTCATTACTTTATCTCCTTTTTAATATTATCAGTATTTGCCCATACCAAGGCCAAAACCCAGCCAAAAAATGTCCAGCCGCAAAATAGGTTTAATATAAATATTGCCCCAGCGTTGTTATGTTTGCGTTCAAAGGCTTCAATTGTTGGTGTAAAATATATAAATATAAAAACTAAAACTGCTAGCCACGCGGTTACTTCACTCATGATTTTCTCCTGCTTAAATATGCTATTTCTTCCATTTTTAATTTACGTTCCTCGCCTTCTAGTTTTTGAAGTTCAGCTAATGCTATTTGCAATGCGGGATGGTAAAAAGACATTTCTCCATGATATTGGATTATATTGTCCGGCACTTTAAATCTCCTTTTTGTTAACTTGTAATTGCAATTTGCCATAAACTATATAAACAGTCAAGCTCTATTTGTAATTATTTTCTAAAACCTTTACGCAGTGGCAAATATGTATATGCATCAGTTTGATATAAACAGGCAGCGCATTGACCTAAATCCATAAAGTAACGATCTTTAATTTCCGAATAATGCGCCTTATATGTCTCTTGGTTGCTAATGCAGCCATATTCACCTATTATGGCTTCTAAATAAGCCATATCAGCATTAGGTTCGTTTCTAAATGATAGATATTCCAAATCGTTATCTATATTATAGTTTTCAGAGCATTGTGCAAAGTACATCTTGCGGAATCGCTTTGATCTAACAAATTTATTAGATTTTTTCTTGGGTTTCATAATTATTACCTATAATTAACTATTGGTTGTCTTTCAACATTTACCATAAACTATATCAATGTAAAGAGCATAATTAAACCTTGTTGACTTATTTACCATAATCTATACAATGTATATATTAAGTATAATTATGGTAAAATAGATGGAATTAAGAGCGTGGCGGAAAAAACAGGGATGGACTTTGGAGGTGCTTGGCGAAAAGCTAGAAGTTAGCTGGGCAACTATTTGCAGGTATGAACTCCGTCAACGCAAAACTATTCGCTCGAAAATGGTTGATGCCGTCTTTAAGTTGACTAAAGGTGAAGTTACTGCCAATGATTTATATGGTCACACACCGGAAGTTATAGAGCAAATGAAAAATGGCCAGAAAGAACCAGTTTGAACGTAAACTTGTACGTAGGCCATGTATAGCCCATTTACGCGAGCAGCTTGGTTATAATCAATTAAAGCGTTATCCGTTTCTATACTGGACATGTCCTCCAGATCATGGTCGTGTGCAGCCACACGTTGCCAATGCAATGAAATTAGATGGTTATGAAAAAGGCGTCTACGATTTAACCATCGGCGTGGCAAATCCTATCGAATCAAAGTTATTTCTGATTGAATTTAAGTATCAAAAAAATGATTTAACAACGGAGCAAAAACTTGTCTGGAATAAAGCCGCTGGCATGTTTCATATTTATCCAATTATTATAAAATCCCTCGATGAATTTAAAGAATTTTGTAAAATAGAATTAAAATAATTTAATTTAATTACTAGTTGACATATTACCACAAACTATATACGTATTAGTTATTAACAACTTTTAACTAATAGGTGAAATATGGCTAGAGTAAAAAACGTAAAAAGTAATTTTTCAATCAATATGGGCAGGAAGATTGCGGTGCAACGCATGGCACTTGGCATGTCAAGAACACAGGCCGTTGAAGGGCTTGGCATAAGTCATCAGCAATTAGAAAAGTACGAAAGTGCCAAGGATAGAATTACATGCGAGATGATAACAAAGATTGCAAAAGTTCTTAAATTACCTGTGATGTATTTTTTTGATGACATAGAAAGAGAGCCCACACCACAGCCTGATTATCAAGAGAAAATGGCTCTTTATGTGGCTAGGAATTTCAGGAAAATAAAGCATCCTGATGTGCAAGAAGGCATCAGCAAAATGATATCAACTTTGGCTAAGGCTGGTTAAATTAAGAGTTGCAAAATAATAGCGATATTCGCGAGATATGTGTTGCTATTTGCGATAGGAGTAGTAGATTAAATTGGGAGAGGCGGCGTTTGCAAGCGCGTAGTTCCGTTCTACAGCCTCTCTCTTTCTCCCAAGGAAGATTTTAAACGGATAACCTCTAACGGAGAGATAAGGTATATGTCTAAGTCAAAATTCCCACCAAAATCTGAATATTCAAAATTATTACTAGACCCGCGCTGGCAGAAAAAACGATTGGAAATTCTCAATCGTGACGAGTGGATATGTCAATATTGTTTTGCGGATGAAAGAACTTTGCATGTTCATCATAAATATTACATCTATAACAAGAAGCCGTGGGAATATGATAATAACGTATTAATAACGTTGTGTGATTCTTGTCATAGCGCAGAAGGCGGTCATATAAAATACGCACAACAGCAATTATTAAGAGCCTTTGCAAGAAGGGGTTTCTTGTCTTTGCAGCTATATAAAATAGCAGAGGCTCTTGAATCTTTGCCTGAGTTCCAAGGTGTAAATGAGCCTGGTGCGGATGAATTGTCTTTCTCTATTGTATCGGAAGATTGCCAGAGAATGTTCTGGGATGATATGCGTATTAAAATGGCAGAAGCCAAAAAGATACGTGAGGCAAAATAATGAAATGGTTTAAGCATATGAGTAATGCTAGTAACGACTCTTTTGTAGAAAATCTTGAAGAGATTTACGGATGGGAAGGTTATGGGCGTTGGTTCAAGTTGCTTGAAATTATTGCGACAAAAATGGATAAAAGCACCGATTGTTATGCTGAACATTCGTGGGTGAAATGGCAATCATTATTGAAAGGAAAGAAAAACAAACTGAATTCATTTCTGGTTCATTGTCAGAATGAAGGGAAAATAAAACTAGAACAAAACGGAAACATTCTGAAAATCATTTGCCCTAAGTTATTGGAATTGCGGGACGAACATACAAGAAACTCAGGAGTCACTCTCCAGTCAACTCCTGAGTTACTCCTGCCTAAGAATCAGATCCAAGAATCAGACTTAAATATAAAGGATCAAGATCCTTTTAAAAAAGGTTTTGATTTTGATGTGGATAAGTTTTTGACCGACTTAGACCGAGCTTGTGTTAAATCAGAAGCAGGAGGGTATTGCATAGATTTTCTTATATCAAAGTTTAATGCTTATGTGCAAGGCAAGGAAATTCCGAGGTATCCTGCGAAGGCGTTCTTGGCGTGGACTATAAGTTTTACAAAAGGAAAGTCACCCTGAGGATTATGAAAAACTTAACGGCATTGTTTGGTGGGAAAATTTATTACAATTTACAAAAGGAAAACAACCATGAGAAAATCTAAATACGGCACGAAAATACCAAAATACACCCGCTGGACGCCTGAGGAAGATAAGATTTTGCTCGAAGGCTGGGAGGCTGGTGCAAGTTACGCAAAATTGATGAGGTTAACCGGAAGGCGATATGGTGGAGTTAAAAAAAGATTGGCGGCGTTGGGAGCAAAAGAGATTGAAGTGGCCAACGTTCAAACGGAAATAGGGGTTGTGGCAACGAAAACGGAAAAAATGACCGCACGTACCATGAGGGAGGGATTGGAGGCTGTAGGGCTTTAAAACGAGACTTTTTAAGTTTGTAATAATAATCAATAAAAGGAATGTATCATGTTAAGGTTGTTAAGAAATAAATACAAAACGGATATTATTATTACTTTGCCTGATGGCGATTTAATAAAAATAAAAGTAATGAAAATGAGAACTGGCAGTGTGGAGCTTGGTTTTTCGTTTCCAAAAAGCGTTATAGTGGATCGTGGAGAAATTTATGAAAAAAAATATAATAAAGGAGTTGACAGTTTACCAGATACTATATTATAGTTAGTTTACGGAAAATCTTTGGAGAAGTAAGATGGAAAAAGTTACGTTTTTTAATTGGCTTAAGTTTATGTTGGGACGCGTTCCTAAGTCTTGTTGGGCGCATCTGATTATGTCTAATGTTTTAATTGCATTATTTACAAAATTTACGATTCCATTAATACCATTTTTAATTTTGCAATTTCCAATTTGTTTTATGGCTGTAGGGTTTTTTATTGCTGGACATATATCTGGAATGGAAGAAGTTATGCAAGATTGTGGAATTTCTTTGGAGAATAAAGATGGAATATAAAAAAGAAAAGATAGAAGTTACTAATAAGATTTTGAATCTTGCTTGTGATATATTTGCTGAATATGAAGGTTCAATGGAATTTTCCATGAAAGCAGCATTAGAGGCTGTGTTTGAGCATATTGCCAACAATAAGGAAAAGCCTAATAGTTCAGAAGAAAAACAGCCTAATAATGATGGCTGGATAACTCATGATGGGACTGCTGATATTCCTGTTGATAGAAATTTAGTAGTAGATGTAAAAAGTCGTAATGGAATTATCGGAACTGGCATGGCTCGTATCTTTTTATGGAAAGATAGTGGGCGCGAGGAATGTATACTTACATACCGTAAATCAAAAACAATTATGAAATATATAAAAGATTTTTATGGTGAGGAGATGCTTGGACAGGTTGAACAAAAATCAGAAGTTTCCAAAACGGAAATAGCTGAAAAGAAAGTTTATAAGCTTTCAGAGATGTATAAGGGTTGGTATCGAATTGGCATGAGACTTGAAACAACTGGATTTTACAATTCTAAAGAAAGCGTGAAATTTGGGAATGGCAATTTATTTATAGCCATAACCCGCGCTGATGCTACTGAATTTTATGAAGGTGAAGGTTTAGACTAAAATTTGACTTAAATGTAACGATACTATAATATAACAATTTAAACAAAGGATATTAAAATGACGACAATAATAACAAACGATACTATACCAGAAGTTTCAGCGGAAGTTCCGGTTGTAGATAATGCTGCAGTTGCCCCAACTGAAACGATGCCTGTTGAAGCAGCTCCGGAAGTGGGAAGTGGTTCTGATAGTCCGATTGCGCTTGCGCCAGTTGAATTAACTCCAGAACAACATCAAGCCGAAGCTGATAAAGCAGCTGTACTTGCTAGTGCCGATTATCATTTTAAAACGATTTATAATCAGGAAGTTATTGTTCCTCATAACAAAATTGCACAGATAATTTCTGAAATAGTTAGAAATACAGAGCGTGCAACACACTGGACTTTTGAAGAACTAAAAGCTGTTTACGATAAAGTAAAATCAGAAATTTAAGAAACTCTCCAAAGAGTATGTGGGCGCGGTTTAGAATTAAATCTCCTTGGCTGCGTTCACATTATTTAAAATAGGTTGAATATGAAACAACATGCATTTCCCGGAAAAATAACTCATCATGAAGTCATGAACGACAGATCAATAGATGTTTTTTATCAGGGAATGGAATTAAGAGATTATTTTGCTGCTAAAGCTATGGCATCAATGATTACTCCGGATTTTCGAGGCCATATGAAAGAATATGCCATTGAGGGCAATACTTATGGAAGTTTAGTTGCAAAATCTAGTTATGAAATTGCCGATATGATGCTTGCTGAAAGAGATAAAAAATGAATAAAATTATAAAACGATTTTTTAAACAAATAGCATGCATACATGATTGGAGCCGATGAGTTCCTTTAAGAAATCATCCTTTGTATGAATCAAGAGCGTGTTATAAATGTGCTAAAAAACAAAATCAATTAATGCATTTTGGGTGGTAATAAATTGGAAATAGTTCAAAGAATAATAAAGGATTTAATCCCGGCGGAATATAATCCACGCCAGATTAATAAGGATGCGTTCGAGCAATTGAAGCGCTCGCTTGATAGTTTTGAATGTGTAGAGCCGGCGGTGATAAATGTTAATCCCGACAGGTTTAATGTTATTGTTGGTGGGCATCAAAGAATTAAGGCGGCATCGGCTTTGAAGTGGAAAGAGTTTCCGTGTATTGAGGTTAATTTACCTATTGAAAAGGAAAAAGAACTCAATGTGCGTTTGAATAAAAATACTGGCGAATTTGACTTTGATATGTTGGCAAATAATTTTGATGTATCTGATTTATTAGATTGGGGTTTTGATGAAAAAGAACTTGACTGGGCTCCAGAAATGGAAGGGCTTTGCGATGAAAACGAAATACCTGAAGTTCCTGAAAGACCTATCAATATGCTTGGTGATATGTGGATACTTGGTGATCATCGGTTACGCTGCGGTGATAGTACTGTTTCTTCGGATGTTGATGAGCTTTTGAATGGTCAAAAAATTGATATGTTGTGGACGGATCCGCCTTATGGAATGAGTTATGGTGGTGGGCGGGCAAGAGGCAATCATTCATTAGATAAAAAAACAGGCGGCGTAAAAGTTAAGGCTCATGGTGAAATTATAGGTGATGATTTGCGTGGCAACGATTTAATCGACATGATAGCGGATTCTTTATTAGCTGCCAAAATCAACGCAAAAGAAGGCGCGGCGTATTATGTTTGTTTCCCTTGGCGTACATACGCTGAGTTTGAGGCTGGATTGATTAATGTGGATTTGCATCCTACTGCATGCATAGTATGGGATAAAAAATCCATTGGTTTAGGTAATGCAAATTACAGACCGCAACACGAATTTATATTTTATATAAAAGGCGGCGCTTGGTATGGTGATAAAAGTCAATCGGATATATGGTCAATGTCACGCGGTGCAACTGGTGACTATGTGCATCCTACTCAAAAGCCAGTAGAGCTTATTGAAATAGCTTTAAAAAATAGTAGTAAGGCTGGTGACTTAGTTCATGATTGTTTTGGTGGTTCCGGCTCCACAATGATTGCATGTGAAAAGCTTAGCCGTGCAAATACGAGCATGGAATTAGACCCGAAATATTGTGATGTCATAATAAAAAGATGGGAAAAATTCACAGGTAAAGAGGCTTTTCATGTTAATGGACAATCCTTCAATGCTATTTCACAAATGCGCACTCCAAGCGTACCTGATAGCAATTAGTGAAGGAAAACAGAACGATAGTGAGTACGTTAAAAAATTATGCTATGAATTTTATGAAGAAGATGTTAAAATAGTTACATAACAGGAACGTAACAGGAAGTGTTTTTATGACATTTGAGCCGGGACAATCTGGCAATCCAGCTACACAGTGGCAAAAAGGACAATCTGGCAATCCAAAAGGAAGGCCGGGAGGTTTCACGAGTTTTCGTGATGCTATTAAAGAATATGCTGACTTTGATGTAAATTATAAAGATTTGAATGGCAAGAAAATTGAAGTTGAGGCTGGAAGAGCGATTGTTTTATCGTTGTATGGCAAGGCTTTATATAAAGATGATACACAGGCGGCTATAAAACTAATGGAACATCATGATGGTAAAGTTTCTATTGTGGAATCAAATAATAAACATGAGCATGAGTTTAAGCAATCTCGTGAAGAGTTAATTGCAGAAGCTGAGGCTGCTGGGCTTCCTACTAGAATATTTAGTGAATGAGAAAGCCAATTGATATATTGAAAGATTTAGCAGCGCTGGAAGCTCAGGAAAGTTTCTGGGCTTTTCGTCAATATATTAATCCTAAAATGAAACATGGCTGGTGGCAGCGTGAAGTTGCCATAAAGTTACAGCAATTCTACGAAGAATTTATTGCTGGATTAAAACCCAAATTAGTAATTGAAGCTCCACCGCAACATGGTAAATCAGTTCAAATTATAGAATTCATTGCATGGTTATGTGGTCATAATCCTGATTGGCGTGTAATTTATACCTCGTTCAGTGATAGGCTTGGTGTGCGTGCTAACCTTCGTTTGCAGCGTGTTTTTGATAGCGATAAATATAAACAAATATTTCCAGCACTTAAATTAAGCCAAAAACGTGGCGATGCGCAGCGCACTAACGATATGCTTGAGTATGTTGGGCGCGAAGGTTTTTTTAGAAATACTACGGTCGGTGGTAGTATTACTGGTGAAAGCTTGGATATTGGCGTTATTGACGACCCGATAAAAGGACGCGAAGCCGCGGGCAGCCCGACAATACGCGATAAAACATGGGAATGGTTTACGGATGACTTTTTTACCCGCTTCGGTGAAGAGGGTGCTTTATTGGCTATTTTAACACGTTGGCATATTGATGACCCGATTGGCAGGTTAATACAAAAGCGTCCTGAAATTAAAGTATTGAAATATCCGGCAATAGCTATTCAAGACGAAGAGCATCGTAAAATTGGTGAGGCTTTATTTCCACAACATAAATCTGTTGAATTTCTTTTAGAGCGCAAGGCAACTCTTACAACATCGTCATGGGAATCTTTGTACCAGCAAAACCCTATTATTATCGGCGGCAATCTTATCAGAGGCGAATGGTTCCCGCGTCTTAAAGTTTGTCCGATTATTAAGCATCGTGTTATTTATGTCGATACAGCCCAAAAAGTTAAACAGCATAATGACTATAGTGTTTTTGAATGTTGGGGTAAAATGGAAGATGGCAGAATAGTGCTTCTTGATTTATTGCGTGGTAAATGGGAAGCTCCCGATTTAAGACGTGCTGCAAGGGATTTTTGGAATAAACATCGCGCAATGCCTAATGTTGGCGCATTACGTGTAATGAAAATCGAAGATAAGGTTAGCGGAACAGGGCTTATTCAAGAATTTAATCGCACTGATAGAATACCGGTTGAGGGTATAGAACGTAACATTGATAAGCTAACTCGCGTTATGGATGTTGCAAGTTTCATAGAATCAGGATATGTTTGTTTATTAGAAGAGTCACACTTCATTAACGATTTTATAAATGAATGTGAAGCTTTTGCGCCAAATGATTCGCATCAATATGATGACCAGATCGACCCTATGTGTGATGCTATAAATGATTTGTTGGCTGCTCGGCCAAAAGGATTCTTTGATATGCAGCTTACATCAACCAAAAACGGAAGGTATTTCTAATGTGGCCATTTAAAAAAGAAATCATCAAACAAGAGCCTTCAAAATCTAATTCATTATTCAGTACCGATTGGAATGCTGGAATGGACAAAAAGCAAAAACGTACAGCACTTGAAACGCAAATAACAAAAAGCTTTCAAAAAGCTGTGAATGATTTTGTGGCTATAAATCCAGAAGGCAAACTTGCAATGGATGAGGCATATAACGATCTTACTCTTGCTAAACTTCAAAATATGAGTTTTGGCGTATTGCCTGAAAATATTCTTGGTTATTTTGCCGGACAAGGTTTTATAGGTTGGCAAGCAAGTGCAATGATTTCACAAAATTGGCTTATCAATAAAGCATGCACAATGCCGGCGGAAGATGCAAGCCGCAATGGTTATGAAATTACTGTAAATGATGAAATAGAAGTTGACCCTTCTATATTGGAATATATGCGTCAAAGAGATAAAGAACTTAAAGTTCTGCCTAATTGCGTAGAAGCTATTCGTATGGGTAGGATATTTGGTATTCGTATTGTTATATTTGAAGTTGATTCGCCTGATCCAGATTATTATGCAAAACCGTTTAATATTGATGGAGTGCGTGCAGGTGCGTATAAAGGAATTAGTCAAATTGACCCATATTGGATAGCACCTTTATTGGATTATGAAGCGTCATCAAATCCTGCGGCAAAAGATTTTTATGAGCCGACATGGTGGTTAATAAATGGCAAGCGTTATCATCGTACGCATTTAGTGATATATCGTACTTGCGATTTGCCTGATATATTGAAACCAAGTTATATTTATGGCGGTATTCCTGTTCCACAATGGATTGCCGAGCGTGTTTATGCTGCCGAGCGCATGGCAAATGAAGCGCCATTATTATCTTTAACAAAAAGGCTTTACACATTAAAAATTGATTTAACTCAAGGAATGGCGCAGCAAGAAGTATTGGCAAGTCATTTAACTGCATTATCACAAATGCGTGATAATTATGGCGTGCAGACGATTGGCTTAAATGATGAAGTACAACAATTTGATACGTCACTTGCGGATGTTGATGTTGTAACAATGACGCAATTTCAATTAGTTGCGGCCGCAGCGGAAATTCCGGCTACAAAATTACTTGGCACATCGCCAAAAGGATTTAATGCAACTGGTGAATTTGACGCAAAATCATATCATCAAAAACTTACTAGTATTCAACAACATGGCTTATCGCCAATAGTTGAAAGACATCACTTATTATTAAATAAATCTGAAATATTGCCTAAATTTGGTGTGAAATTCAAAACAGAAGTAAAATGGAATCCTGTTGACGAACCTACAGCATCGGAAGCGGCGGATATCAATTTGAAAAAAGCACAAACCGATTCAGCTTATGCAAATGTCGGCGCGATTGATGGTGTGGATATTCGTAACCGTTTGATTAGCGATAAGGAATCTGGTTACAATGGTATCGAAGCAATAACCGAAGATTTAACCGGTATGCAGGAAATTGAATCTGATGAAAATTCTCAAGATACTTACTAAACGAAAAGTTGCTTGGGTGCAAAAATTTAAACCGAAGCATTTGCGTGGTTCGGCTTTAAATCCTAATATATCAGATGCTTTGCGTTATAAAAATAAACTAGATAAACTTATCGATCAAATGACAAACGAAGTCGAAAAAGAACTTAAAAATCTTTTTAGACAGGATTTTTCCAAAGCATATTTCGCACAAGATGCATCGTTAAGCAGTCAAGCGCGGATATTAACCAACGCTCTAATGGAAAAATTTAACGATATATTCGCTAGTATTGCCAAGCCGTTAGCTGAAAAAGTTTCCGATGATGCACAAAAATCCAGCACAACAGCTTTGCATGGTAGTCTTAAAGATTTATCTGGCGGTTTATCGTTAAAGACTTCCTCGATTTCACAAGAAACTATTGAAGTATTAAACGCCACAACAATAGAAAATGCTAATTTAATTAAAACTATTTCAAGTGAATATTTAAACGGTGTGCAACAAGCCGTTATGCGCTCGATAACCACTGGCAATGGTATGCAAGATTTATTGCCATATTTAGAAAAAGCAAAAGGAATTAGTAAGCGCAGAGCTAAGATTATTGCATACGATCAAACTCGTAAAGCTTTTAATAATGTCAATAAAGCCAAGATGCAAAAACTTGGCATAAAAGAGTTTGAATGGTTACATACTGGCGGTTCAAATGAACCACGAAAACATCACATCAAATTATCAGGCCAAATATTTTCTTTTGACAATTTGCCATTTTCGGAAGATAATGAAAGAAGAATCTATCCCGGATCGGAAATAAATTGTCGCTGTAGAGCGATACCTGTTATAAAATTTGATGAGGAATAAACGTGCCTCTTGAACATTCCAAAAGTAAAGCTGCCTTCCAGCATAATGTAAAAAAAGAGATAGAATCGGGCAAGAGTCAAGAACAGGCTGTGGCCATCGCTTATTCAATTGAACGTAAAGCTGGTGGTAAAGATGAAAATGAATCTGCACGCGAATATGATGTTAATGGGTGGCCAGAAATAAGAGATAACCCACTTTCACGCGAGGGTATATTTCCATATTCCGGTGAAACTGTTGGTGGTGATCCAAACCGTATTTACAATGTTTACAGACCAGAAGAAGAGTTATCAAATCCAGATACAATAGCATCGTTTAAATTGATACCTATAGTTGACGATCATCCAAATGTGCTTTTAGGTGACAGTAACGAAGGTTTGACACCAGCGGAAAAAAAGGGTATAGAAGGTATTATAGGTGAAGATGTTTATTTCAAAGATGGCATACTTTACGGAAATATTAAAATTTTATCAGAAGGTCTTTCTGATTTAATAGAAAGCGGTAAAAAGCAATTAAGCGCTGGTTATCGTTGTATTTATGAAATAGTTTCTGGAACTTGGAATGGCGTTCAATATGATGCTATTCAAAGAGAAATCAGAGGCAATCATCTTGCGTTAGTTGAACAAGGCCGGATGGGTAAAGAAGTTGCTGTATTAGATCATTCTCAATATACGTTCGATTCAATTGAAATAACAAAGGAGTTCAAAATGCCAGAAGAAAAGAAAGAAATGGAAAAAGAAGAATCAAAAAAAGCTTTGGATGATGATAAAGCCAAAGATGATGATGATGATGTTGAAAGCAAAGGCGAAGGCGAAAAAAGCGAACTTTCAATACAAGAGGTTCATGCATGGGCTAAAAAGAATATGCCTAAATATCATGAACTTAAAGAAATGATGAAAGGCGAAGGTGAAGAAGAAGAAGGTACAGATGATGACGATAATTATAAAGAAGGTTATGATGCTGTGAAGCCAACAGTAAAAGGCATTGATAAAGAAGAAGAAGAAAAGAAAAAAGATGGTATGGATTCGGCTATGGATAAAAAACTTGAGATATTCAAGAAATCAATGCTTTCAGAAGTTTCAAATCGTAACGCCCTTGCTGAAAAACTTTCACATGATATTGGCACATTCGATCATGCCGATAAAACTCTTGCGGAAGTTGCTGTTTATGGTGTTAAGAAACTAGGCATTAAATGCCCAAAAGGTTCTGAAACAATAGCTCTTGATGCGTATTATCATAATCGTACTGCTACAAAAACCGGTTATGGTCTTGATTCAGCAAGTAACACAAGTGTAGGTATGGATGCAAATCTTGCAAAATACCTTAATGAAAATTCAATCTAAGGAGAAAAAACAATGGTAGCTTCTTTTCAGTCTACGGTTAATTTTTACCCTGCCTTGTTTACTCCGGGTGATGTGGTAAAAAGTTCGCCTAATAAAACGCTGGCATATAATTTATATTCCGCAGGTGTAGCTAATACTTTTGGTTATGCTTTTACAGTTAGTAACGGCGCGAATGCAAATCCAGCTAATGCATCCCCAAACGTGGGAACTGCAACGGTTGGTCAGGCGCACAGTTCGACAGGTGTTTTTGCTGGTATTCTTGTAAATTCAAAAGAATATTTCTCAGTGGGACTTTCTGGCGCTCCTCTTAGCCCAACATTATCATTACCAGATTATTCAATTGCTGGTCTTATGACTCAGGGAATAGTTGGTGTGTTGGTTGATAATGATCCGCTTGTTGGTGATATAGTAACTTATAATCCAGCTACAGGCGCTCTTTCAACAATACCGCCAATTACTACATTTACAGGCTCAATTGCAGCAGGTGGTTCAAGCACTCCAGACGTATTAACTGTTAGCGCAGTAGCTCGTGGTAGAATTCAGTTAGGTCAGTTGATTTTTGATACAACTGGAAACATTCAAGGTGGCACTCGTATTATATCTGCGGGAACTGGTCTTGGTTATACAGGTACTTATAATCTTAGTACGATTAATACTCAGACTGTTTCATCTGAAGCGATGACAACACCAAGTGTTCCGGCTCCGGCATTTTCTGGAACTGCAACTGGCTCAACCACAACATTGACAGTTGCGACTGTTGTTAGTGGCGAGGTTTATCTTGGCATGGCTGTTAATGCAGCAAGTGGCTTTCCTGCTGGCACAGTAGTTACCGCATTCGGTACTGGTGTTGGTGGCACAGGCACTTACACAATTAATACAAGCCAAACTGTAACACCTGCGGTTGCTATTACTGATACCGCAAATATCGTTATTCCGAATTGCACAGTATTACAATATGATGTTGTGAATCCGGGTGAAGCTGTAATTAGTCTTAATAATTAAGGGGAACCAAAATGACAAACAAAATAGGTGAAGTTGTTCATTCGCATATTCCCGCTGGTAAAGTTAGGGCGTTACACGCTACTAAAATGCTTGCGAATGGGAAATTTGCGAATGATGGTGATTTTAAAGTTAATAATTATCAAGGTCTTGAATACATGGGTATTTATGGCCTTGATAAGATTGACGAAGCTGGATTCGGATATGATGAAGCTCCAAAAGCTAATCGCTTTGGAATGGACACAATACAGGGCAACGTAACAGTGCCTTCTGTTGGTACATTGATTCAGAATTTGCAGGGCTGGCTTCCGGGCGCTGTTGCTACAATTACAGCGGCTCAGACAATTGATGATTTTGCTGGTATTATGACAATCGGTGCTTTTGAAGATGTGCAGATTGTTCAACAGTTGGTTGAAAATACCTCTAATCCTCAGTCATATAGTGATTTTACAAACGTTCCGTTGTCTGGCGTAAACGTAAACTATGTTTATCGTGATACAGTTCAGTGGGAAGATGGTTTCAGAATTGGCTTCCGCGAGGAGTTAGTTGGCGCACGCGGTCGTTTAAATATGGCTGCTTTGAAACGTGAATCAGTTATGAGATTCGGTCTTGAACTTATGCGTAATCGTATTGGTTTCTATGGTCAGAATTCAGGCTTAAATCAGACTTATGGTGTTCTTACTGATCCGGGTTTGCCGGGTTATGTAACTGTTGCTACAGGTGCTGTTTCTAGTTCATTGCTTTGGAGTGTTAAAACTTTCCAAGAAATTTATCAGGATATTCTTGCCGGCATTCAGACAATTCGTACGCAATCTCTTGGTGTTATTGCTCCTGAAAAAGTAGCATTAACTCTTGCTGTGCCAGTTAATCGTTATGATTATCTTGCTCGTACAACTGATTTTGGCATTTCAGTAATGGATTGGATACGTCAAACATATCCAACAATCCGTGTTATTTCTATACCGGAATTTGATGGTGCAAATGGTGGAGCTAACGTATTCTATTTATTTGCTGATCGTGTTGATGATGGTACTAGCACAGATGGTGGCCAGACTTTTATTCAGATGGTTCCAGCTAAGTTTATAGTTACTGGTGTGGAAAGACATACTAAAGCTTACGAAGAAGGCTTTGCAACGTCTACTGCTGGTATTATGTGCAAAAGACCGTACGCAGTATATCGCGCAACTGGCATATAAAATATTAAACTAAAACAAAGGCTTACTATGACTAATCACTATGTATATTCTACTTTGGCAGCGGATGTTAATTATACTCGGTACATTAAACCTAAAGTGGTTGCTGTACCGGGTCAAACTTCAAGAGCAGTAGATTTGCCTATTGTAGAAAAAGCCGTTCTTATAAAAGGTGGTTCAGGCGTTGCTCCTGTTGGGATGCGAAAGCTTGAAACACCTTACGGTATTATGACTAAGGTTACAGAGGAAGAATTGGAATTGCTAAATGCAAATGAGGTATTCCAAACTCATTTAAAAAATGGATATATTCAAGTTCGTAAGGGGAAAGTTAATCCAGAAGTTGCTGTAACTAGTGGCATGGAATCTCGCGATGTATCAGCGCCAATTATTGAAGCTGATATGGTGAAGGTTGGTAATCTTGATGAAGAAGGCAAGAAATCAAAAGGCACTGGCAGATTTACCAAAAATACACTGAAGAATACATTACAATAATAATAGGTGAAATATGGGCGCGATTATTTTCAATCCTGCGAATTTTCGCGACCAGTTTCCCGCTTTTCAATGCACACCACCAATTTCTGATGCGACATTGCAGGGGTTTTTTAACACTGCAACGATTTATATATCAAATCCAAATGGTTATTGTTATCGCGGTGGATTTACTCAGCCGCAACGCATGCAAGCATTATATTTAATGACAGCGCATTTAACAGCTATTTCTCAAACTATAGCCCAAAAACAAAGCACAGGTGTAATGATTAACGCAACTGTTGATAAGGTGTCGGTAACATTGCAACCGCCTGAATTACCTAATCAATGGCAATATTGGTTACAATCAACACCTTATGGTCAGCAATTATTAGCATTATTGCAAGTTTTAAGTGTAGGTGGTGCATATATCGGAGGCAGTCCTCAAAGATCATCATTTCGTAGGTTAGGATGGTATGGATATTAAACAAAGCAATCCTGATGCTTTTAAAGCCCTTAATTTAGGTTTAAAAGTTTTAGAAAAAATACAAGGCAAAGTTGGCTGGTTTTCTACATATAATTATCCAGATGGTACGCCGGTTGCAGAAGTTGCGGCGCAAAATGAATTTGGTAATGCATCAAAGAATATTCCGCCACGACCAACTGTAAGACCGGCGGCGATTGATAATAAGGATAAATGGGCAAGAATAGCAAATCAAGGTGCAAAGCAGGTTATCAATGGAAAGACAACTGCTTATGATGTTATGAATAAAATTACATTAGTTGCAGAAAGTGATATTTCAAAGAATATTGCAAAATTGACACAACCGCCACTTGCCGCAAGAACAATTGCAGAACGTCAAGCCCGCGGCAATAATTCAGTGAAGCCATTGGTTGATACTGGCTTGGAAATTGCAACATTAACTAGCGTAGTAGAAAATGTTACCTAATTTGCTTAATATGGCAATGACGTTGATAGGAAGCCAGCAATTTACATGGAATAAATTTTTATCGACTTCACTAAATTCTATTGGTCAGGATGTTTCAATTTATTCTCCACCAATTTGTGTTTATGGTCAGGTTCAAGCCGTGCCAAGAGAGCTATTTGATAAATTTGGATTATTATTTCAAAAGAAATATTTAATCTTTTATATTTCAAAAGATATTATGGAAATTGATCGCAATATTTCAGGTGATCAAATTGTATTTAATGGTAAAACTTATAAATGTTTATATGAAACTGATTGGTTTCAAATAAATGGTTGGTCGGGTGTAATAGCAGTACAAATAACTTTATAGGTTAAGAATGTTAGATAATGCGTTGATAGCATTGATTATTACTACTATTCAAGGACAGTTAATTACTGCCGGCTTGCCAAATAATTTAATTATTAAACAGGCTTTTCAAGCTACACAACAGGGCGTTCCAAAAGTGCCAACAGCATTTTTATATAAGATTGGTGATCATCGCTTTGGTTATCCACAGCGCTCTGATGTTTGGAATTCTGGAAGCATGACAATGGTACATCAAGAAACGCAAGCATATCAGACGACCTTTCAAATGTCGGCGCTTTCTATACAAAATCCATTAACGCCAACTCAATATACAGCTTCGGATATTTTAAACGCTATAGCATATATCTTGCAAAGTAGTGTAACAGTTGATACACTCGAAGCACAGGACGTTGGTATAATGAGAATTATGGATATAAGAAATCCATATTTTTTAGATGATACGCAAAATTTTGAAGCGTCCCCAAGTTTTGATTTTGTGTTAAGGCACAATCAAATTATTACATCAACATCGCCGATTATACAAAGCACGGAATTAGATATTTTAACAGTTTAAGAGGGTTAATAAAATGCCAATTTCTTTATCAGAATATGTAAATATTACATCGGGCGTAGGTGCGGGAGCAGGCGTTGCAACTCGTGATTTAGGTGGTAGATTTTTTACTGAAAATGCACTTGTGCCAACAAATTCGTATGTAGTTTTTAATAACGCAACTGATGTTGGTACTTATTTTGGTACATCATCAACTGAATATCTGCGTGCAGTTTTTTATTTTGGATGGATAAGTAAAAATATCACAGCGCCAAATCAAATAAGCTTTGCTAATTGGGCAAATGTTGCAACTGCATCTCTTATTTTTGGTATTCCCGCATCTTATGCGGTTAGTCAATTTACTGGAATAACAACAGGTGATTTTACATTAACTATGGGTGGTTTTACACATCATCTTACAAGCATTAATTTATCTGGGGCGGGAAGTCTTGCGGCCGTTGCAACTGACATAACAACAGCAATTAATGGATATAGTGCCGGCGGTACAGCATGGACAGCAGCTGTTGTTTCTTATGATGCAACACGCAGCTGTTTTGATTTAGTTTCCGGTTTAACTGGTACGGATGTTATTTCTGTTACGGCTGGAGTTACAACGGATTTAATTGCTCCATTAGGATGGGGTGCTGGTGCAATATTTTCTAATGGCTCCGCTGCTGAAAGTATTACGACTGTACTTACAAATTCTGCAGCACAATCAAATAATTTTGGTTCTTTTGCTTTTATACCAACACTTAATTTAGCTCAAGTAACGGAAGCTGCAACTTGGAATAACGCACTAAATAATGAATTTATGTATTCAGTGCCAGTATCTGTTGCAAATGCTTCTGCATGGAGTGCTGCGCTTGCTAATATTGGTGGCATTACTTTAACTCTTGCGCCTTTATCTACCGAGTATCCAGAGCAAGTACCAATGATGATTTTATCAGCAACCAATTATACTGGAACAAATGCTGTACAAAATTATATGTTCCAGATGTTTAATTTAACTCCATCTGTAACAACCGATGCAAATAAAGCACTTTATGATGGATTGAGTATCAATTATTATGGTCAAACTCAACAGGCCGGTCAGCTTGTATCATTTTATCAAAATGGCGTAATGTTTGGATTGCCGGTTGATCCACTTGATCAGAATACCTATGCAAATGAAATATGGTTAAAAAGCGCCGCTGAATCTGCTATTATTAGTTTATTGCTTGCGTTGCCTGAATTGGCCGCAAATAAAACTGGTATTGGCCAGCTTTCAACAATTTTACAAAGTGTCATCAATCAGGCGCTTACGAATGGTACAATTTCTGTTGGTAAGACTTTAACAGCTATTCAACAAACTTACATCACAACAGTTACTGGAAATGCTCTTGCTTGGCAGCAAGTGCAAAATGCTGGTTATTGGTATAATGTAGCAATAGTGCCTTATGTTGTAAGCGGGACTACAAAATACAAAGCAGTTTATACATTGATATACTCTAAAAACGATGTGATTCGTTTAGTAGATGGAACTGATATTTTAATATAATTTAAAGGATACAAAGCATGGAAAATGTAACTGGTTTTGGCTCAACCGTCAGTATAATTGCTTCAAACTCTTATCCTGTCGGTTTTCCTGTGTCTCAATTTTCAAATGATGTTGATGCGTTTGATTTTCCGTCTGTGCAGATGGGTGATTTCGCTATGGGTTTAAATGGCGATGGCATTGCATGGAGCAAAGCTAATCCATTGAAAGGCACAATAAGTGTTGTCGCTGGCTCTCTTGATGATCAGAATCTTCAAGTTGTGGCTTCAAACAATCGCGTTAGCCAAGGCAAAACTGTTGCACTTGATATTATCACCATGACAATTGTTTATGCTGATAATACTACCACAACTTTCAGTAATGGCATTATGACGGATGCCGCACCTGCGAAAAGCTTCGGTAGTGATGGAAAATTGAAAACCCGCACTTACGGCTTCACTTTTGAATCAGTAATAGGAAGTTAATATGGTTGCTAATTTAGAACCTAAAATTGTTACAATAAAAGATGGCAGTGGAAATGAAGCTGAATATGTTATATTCAAATTTCCCGCCGTACATGGTCAAGAAATAATTGAATCACTTGCGCCAAGCGCGATTGCAAATTTATTTCCTAAATTAGCTAATAGAGCGAATAATAAGCAAATTAGGCAAGAGCTTATATCTTATGCCGCTGTGAGACGTGAAGGTGTGGACATTCATTTAATCAATGAAACCTTGGTAAATCAACATGTAAAAGATTGGGAGGCGCTAACAAAATTGCAATATGCAATTGTGCAGTATAATTCAAGTTTTTTGCAAAAAGGGCAAATCTCGAATTTTTACAGAGACTGCGCCCTAATCCATATTCCAAGAATTTTCAAAACATTGATGGATTTATTGGAACAATCGTCGCAAACAATAAAGCAACGCTC